GTGACTTTATCATGGGCCGTCATGTCGACACCTTTGTCGACTGTAGTAACAACCATGCCGAAAGTATCGCGATAGAACAAAGCCTTAGTGATACGGTTGAAAATGGGCAAGAGATCGGGTCGAACCGAATTGATATCATCATCACCCATAAAGAAAGATCGAAAACAACCATCAACAAATGCAATATCGCGAATAGTAAGAGGGGCGGCGACAGAAAACCAAACGCCCTTCATGTACATATTGGCAAGAATGTTGAGAAGAAGAGTAAGCCAAAAGCCGGAAAACATTCCACGCCAAGATTGGACGAGGTGGGAACGAAGAAAAGTGACGCCAAAAATCATAGAACGAACAAGTTTCAAACGGATGACACGATGTTCAGGAGTCCAATCGGGATCATTGGCTCGATACCAATCCTCAATATGTGAGGCACAGTCAAACATGACAAACGCTGGAAGCAACTTGTCCCAGAACTTGCAATCAGAATCGAAGCCAAAGATAGAAACTTTCAAAAGCTGCTGGAACAACACGTTCCAGTCCTCTGATTCAAAGTCAACACCGGCACAATGACCAATACGCTTCCAGTTAGCAAAGAAGTTCTTGACATAGGCACCAAAGTATTGCTTGCAGAGGATAGTAAATTCAAAAGGCGGAACAGATAGAAGACGAACAAGTTTGTTAGGCTTGAGCAGTTCATCCTTATAGGCCGTAACCCACAAGACCTCACAGTTGTCCGAGAGGTAAGAACGCTCAAAACGCTCAAAAGTATCATCAGCAAACTGAAAAGAATCATCAACCCTTTTGATGAAATGGGTCTTATTCTTACCGTGAATACAATGAGGATAACCAGCAGAAGAATGAAGATTCATATTGGTGAGAGAATCATCATTAATAGCCTGAAGCGGAGACAAGACAGAAGCGGGCGAATCAGGAACAACAGCACGGATGTACGAAAGTGAAAAGTCACGATGCTGTTGAGCACATGGAGCGACATAGTCGCCACCATAGCCCATAAAGCCAGTAACGAGAGGATCAAACTCATAGCGACGCATCGAGGGAGTCTTCTGGGAATGTTCAGTCAAAATAGGCTCGTCACAAAATGGAGTAGGAACGAGCTTAGTACGAG